ACCTTGCACGCCCCCCTTGACGCATGTATGTAGACGGATGTATTATCCCTTGTATGGAAAAGCACACCACCACAGAAGGAGACACCACCATGACGGACCCGAGGATAGACCCGAGAGTGGTCGGACCCCGCGTGGTCGGCGGTCGCTACCGGTGCGGCTATTGGGGCACCGAGTACACCGTGACCGCCATAGAGTACCTCGAAGGGTGGCGCGGAACCTCTATCACTTACCTATGGGCTGACGGACACAGCTCCACCCACGGCACCGCATGGGACGCCGATGACAAGGTGGTGGCGCTATGAGCCCCCAAGAAACCGCCGACTTTTGCGTACAGGTTTTATATCGCGCCTCAAGAGACGCTTGGATTTGTGGCGACGACGCGGAAGCCGAACGGCTGGCCGCCTTGGCATACCGAACCAGGCTAGACATGGCTCCGGTGGTCGCGGTGCCTTCTGAGGTGACACCATGAAGCTAGTCACCAAAGGCAACAGCAAGCTGGGCCCCCGCGTCTACCACACAAACACCAGAGTGGGCTTAGACGGATCGTGCCCCGGTGCTTCGGAATGGTGCCGAGACAACTGCTATGCCACGAAAGGTTTCTACACGTTTCCGTCTAACGTCGCGAAGTATTCCGCCCAATGGGATATGCTGCGAGACGATCCGGAAGCCTACAGCGCACAACTAATCAGCGAGGTGAGCAAGTTACCGCTGGGGTCTATCTTTCGGTTTCATACCGGCGGTGATATTGCGAACGTCGGACACGTTAGCATTATACGCGACGTTTGCGACTCAAGGCCCGATGTATCGTTCTACTTGTATACTCGTTCGTGGCGCTTGGACGCTATCCGGGCTGCGGTCGAAAACGATCTATTCCCTATTACGAACCTCACAGTCTGGGCTTCCACAGACCCAAGCCTAGCTACAGCTCCTAATGGCTGGCGCGAGGCTCGCGTATTCGATTCGTTCGACGATGCAAGTGCGCGAGGGTTCCGAGTTCACTGCCCAGAGCAAACGGGTAAACAGCCCGATTGCCAGAGCTGTGGACTTTGCTGGAAAGCCAAACCTACCGCAACGCTAGCCTTTGCGGCCCACTAAATAGGACGGTAAAGAATGTCGAAATATGAATACATCATCTGGGTCAAAATGGAAGACGAGAGTATCCGGCGCTTCGGCTATCCGATACCCACAAACACCTGGGTTTTGGCTGGGGAAAAGCAGAAGCTGGCCGAGGAGTTTGGGGTGCCGCTGGATGATGTCACGGTCCACATACCGGGCCACGGCGCGATTCTCTAACCGGCTGGGCGGGGTTCGATTCCCCGCCTAGCCCATGCAGTACAGCAGGACCGGGCAACGGTGCCCACCACCACCACCACCACCGAGGGGGGAGTAATGGAAAACGGACTGATAGTAGCGGCATGGGCGAGCAAAGGTGGGGCGCACGGCGTCACACTACGCCGGACGGCTGTGGGGGGCTACTGCTACCGCGCAAACGGTGCCGGGGGGACGGTTCCGGCCATTAGTGACGCCGAGGCTAAGCTCTACATGGTCGCGCCAGCATGGCCGAGCGGGCCGCGCCGAGTGGATCTCCACCAACCGGACGCCAATAAAACGCCGATGGCTCGGATCCAGTAGGACACCCCTGCGCGGCCGTCAAAGGCTCGCGGGGGCTTGTAGGACCACCACCACCGAGGGGGAAGTATGAGCAAGGTAATTTTTGACTTCGCAGGCGCGGACGACGAGAAGAACAAGAGGCTGGAAGACGCTATACGAAAAGAACTGGCAAAGCGGATGCTGCGGTTGGAAGTAGAGCATGAGTATCCTGACCTATTCGACAAGCAGGAAGAGGGAGGGACCGATGGCTGACTTGGATTGGATTCTAGCTGACGGCGAAGACCTCGAGGACGCCTTGGAGGACTTCAAAGCGGAGGTCGAGAACCCCGAATTACTGAAGGCGCGGCACGATGCCATTCGTGCTTTGGCCGATCCCTATCGCACCCCCGAACAGAAGCAGCGTGAGGCCGAGATCGATTTCGAGCTTGAAGATCAGTATGGAGATGAGGAATGAGCCGGGGTTATAAAGCGGAAGTCCGTGTAGCGGGCGAAGACGGATGGCACCAGAACGGCATTGTGTGGCCTGACCGAGAGTCAGCCGAGGCCGCTGCTCGCGATCTCTGGTCGCGCTGGACGCTCACAACCGACCACAGAGCCGTGGAGGTGGATGAGGAGCCCAACCGGCCCAAGTGGGCCGAACACGTTGCGGCCCACGGTCCCCCGCCCAGGAGCGTCAGATTATGACAGGCAGTGATTATGGCTCAGACTTGGAATTTGTGGTAGCGGTTCTCCTAATCGGCGTTTGCCTACTGGGAGTGGTGCAGGTGCTGGAATTCATCATAGAACGGAGGGACAAATGAAAAAGGTCATCGGAATTTACTCAGAAACCTGCGACCGGAAGCGGCCCGTGATCGGGCGAGCCGGTACGCTCCACGATCTGCTGGAAGCGAGCCGTGCAGCGCATGGCTTGGACGCAATCGACTATGACGGGGGGCGTTCCGACCACGGCGATTTCTCCACCGTCATCGACACCGTGCAGGGATTCCTAGAGTACGCTTCCCTGCTGGAGTCAGGGGTGCAACCGGGAGCCTCTGGGGAGTACGACAGGGCGGTAGCAAAAGGCATCAGGGAGGCCGTCGAGGATGGGGACCTTCTGGCCGTCGAGCCCCCCCCGAACGATCCGCGCTATGTCGATTCCGACGATGCAAGGGCTCGCCTGACCGCCTACTGGGGAGAGGTCCCGATGGGCGGGTGGACCGACGACGACGAGCCCGCCTTCCTAGCTGCTGTGATAGCTCAACTGTCGGACGACTTGCTTCCCGATGGTAGCGCGACCCTGGAGGAGATACGCTCCGGGCTGGAGATCGGCAAGGCGTGAAGCCCACCGCCATACGTTAGCGAGGGAGGGCATCCCAGGCTACACAACGAAAATCCAACAGGGCCGCTTGCCGTCTGTATGTAACTTCCGTATTATCACTATCCACCAAGGAGAAACCTATATGGCAAAGATGACCCCCCCGCCTGACGACGCCCCGCACCGCTGGGCGATCATCCGCCTCCAGCAGCGCATCGAAAGCTCTGGGATGAGCATCTCGGAATACGCTCAGACGCAGGGTTTTCCGAGGGCACCCAACACGGTCTACCGCTGGATCCGCGGGGAGTACCCGATCCCAGCAGAGACTCGGCGCTGGCTCTTGGGCGATCTCAGGCTAATGGCAGATATCACCACCACCCCCAACGAAGGAAAAGACGATGGATGAAGCGAACGAATACGGCGATGCACCTGTAAAGGTTCTCGCGGCTATAAACCGCTGGGTCCAGTATCGCGACTACCCTGGGAGCTTTGTGATGCGGCTCCTGTGCAACGATCTGATCGGGACCGTCCGATCCGCAGACGAGGAGTCCCTCGCGTCCCTGCCGGTCATTCTCCGCTACCTGCACAACGAAGTGCCAACGCAGTGCTATGGGAGCGAGGACAAGGTCAACGAGTGGGGCGAGGGGCCCCACCCCGCCACCGACAACGACCACCTCTTGCTCAACGCCACCCACAAGACCCTGCGAAGCTACCTGGACGCCGCGCACGATGTCGGGGAGGCGAAGGGTGCGAGGGACCAGGGGGCGGACCCGATCAAGCGTGTACTTGAGCAATGCCGCGCGAAGGAGGCCCGCTTCCAAGAGGAACATGGCATCTCCAGCGCCGAGTACTTCGGAGAGAGCGGCTGGTCGGACGCCCAAGACTCGGCGATGCGGGAACGCGAGGAAATCCAATGAGCAACCTATACGACCTTCCGATCAGTGCGAAATTCTGGTCAGTGACCAGCTTCGCACTCCTGCTCTTTTTCTCGGGTGCAACGCTGGGCGCGACCACCGCCGTCACCCAGGAATTTTCCCCCAACGAAATCACACTGACCTTCGTCGCTCTCTCCTCGCTTTGCTTGCTGACCTTCGCAAGCTCTCTGTGCTGGTACTGGGAAGCGGTCAGCCAGCGGAGAGAATCACTTAGCCGCCGGGAGGCACACTAATGGTCACCATGTCAGAGGAAATCGGGCATCTGTCTGCGGCCCTGGTGAAGGCGCAATCGGAGGTGGACAACGCAGTCAAGAACGCGACCAACCCCCACTTCCGTAGCAGCTACGCAAATCTTGAGGCAGTCCTCTTCACAGTGAAGCCGATTCTCGCGAAGCACGATTTGTCGGTAGTGCAATTCCCCGGCTACGAGGATGGCGTCTGCACCCTGAGTACATTGGTGCTGCACAAGAGCGGGGAGTGGCTCCAGAGCGAAGCGGGTGCCCCCCTCGACAAGCCCACAGCGTGGAGTGTGGGGAGTTGTGTCACTTACCTTCGGAGATACAGCTTGGCGAGCATTTGCCAAATCGCACAGGAAGATGACGATGGATCAGCGGCGTCTGAGCCGTCGAACCCAAAACCTGCCAAGCAGACCAAACCCACCAAGAAGCTCACCGCCGTCGATGACAAGAAGCTCCTGGCCGAGAGATTAGGCGTGTTGGAGTCGATCCTCCAGGCTGTCGAGGAGCATGGAGGGGTAGACGCCAAGCACCTGACTTTGGGCCGCGAGATTCTCAAGGACGGTGGTCCACTGGACCGTGCAGACAAGGCCATCGCCTTCCTCGAGAAAGAGGTGGGCAGGTGAGCCACGGCACCTATCTGGACGAGTTCGATGTGTCCCCGCCGCCAAAAGAAGAGGTTGTGGACCCCGCCCAGAACGATTTCTTCAAAGCCCACGCCAGGGAGTCCGATCCCCACACATCGCACGATGCTGCACGGTCGCTATCGCCTGACAAGCTGCGCGACAGCCAGAAGGCGGTCTTGGGCCATTTCAGGAAGTTTGGTCCTATGACCGACACCGACTTGGTCAACATCTACGTTGGATCCCCGCAGAGCAGGAGCGGCTTGCGAACACGGCGCAATGAGTTGGTTGACCGTGGCCTCGTTGAAGACACTGGAGCGCGTAAGAAGCTCCCCACGGGGAGAAACGCCATCGTATGGCGGGCCACCCCACCATCCCCACAAAGGAACGGCTGATGCCCGAAGAAAAAGAATTTCCCACCGGCTTGTTTGTATCTCCTCCCCGGCCCTCTGCCCCAGATTTCGTGAAGGGCCGCATCAGCATCAAGGTCGCGGACTTCATGGAGTACCTCTCCGAAAAGGATTCTGAGTGGCTCCGCATTGACATCAAGGAGGGCTTCAAGAAGGACGAGGACGGCAACCCCAAGTGGTACGCCCAGGTCGATACCTGGGTCAAGCCCTCAGAGCGTGTCGAAGACAAGGAGGACTCGGGCGATGCCCCCCTCCCCTTCTGACTCCTCGCTGCATGGGCTGGTGGGGCAGCTACTCCCCCAGCTAATGGCAGAGATCGGGGCCACCCAGGACGAGGTTAGGCGAGCCTCTGCCCGCCTGGGGCGCGTCCCCCCGGCATTGCTACAGAACGGCAGCAAGGCCGCGTTGGACAGCGCCCAGGGCCTTCTCGACAAGGCGTCCGACCAGATTGTCATTTGCCTCCAGAAGCTACATGAGCAATATCCCGCCAGTTCTGCCAGTGGCTGAAGGGGAGGCCCCACGCGACCTACGGTTGACGTTGCCCTGGGCTGCTATGACGCCCGATAACCGGCGCTTCCACCCAGGCCGGGGGCACGTTCTCACCACTAGGTACCGGCAGGGGAAAGAGGCAGTGTTCCTGTTGGCTATGGCGCAGACCAAACCACCGCGACCAGTGTTCCCACTCGAGGCCGTCAAGGTGGGCTTGGTCTTCTTTATGCCAGACAAGAGGCGGCGCGATCCCACCAACTTGCTCAAGGGGCTGCTAGACGCCCTTGAGGGGGTAGTGTACGCAGATGACAAGCAGATCGAAGCACTGTCATGGCGCAAGGGTGCGCTCGACCGAGAGAACCCCAGAGTCGAACTCACCGTCAGCCTCCTGGCGACATGAGCGGATTCGTCCTGCTGTCCAGGGATCTGCTGGGGAACGATCTGTGGTCTGGGTCTGGGGATATTCTGAGGCTGTTTATATACCTCACCATCAGTGCCAACTACGGGAAGCGGCACTACACATATTCTCGCGGGGCAGTCGAGGTCACGGTCAAGAAGGGTGAGTTCCTGAGAAGCCTGAGAAAGATAGGCGAGGACTGCGCGTACACGGGCAACAACAAACTCATCACTTGGTCTACGAGTAGGGTGTCTGGGATGCTCAAGGCCCTTGAAGGAGATGGCCGTATCGAAGTCCTGTCGAACTCAGCACTTGGAACACATCTAAAGATAGTGAATTATGAGTCATACCAAGACTTTTCTAGCTATAAGAGGAGGGAGCTTAGAACAGATGCAGAACAGATGCAGAACAAAAGTAAACAAGTAAGAACAGTAAAAACAAAGAAGGCAGTAGAAGACCCGGCGACCAAACAGCGAGCAGACGCGCTGTGGGCCATATACCTAGAAGAGCTTTCACCCAAGCCGCCGCACCCCAGGTTCACCAGTAAGAGAGCGTCTGTGCTATCGGCGCTCTACACTGAACAGCTATCTAGTAACGGGGCAGACCCGCTGGTTCTGTTCCGCAAAGTCTTGAAGGCGGTGAAGGGTAGCGACCACCATATGCAGAAAGGAAAGGGATATCACCTGCCAGAGAGCCTCTTCCGCAGTGAAGAGCGTAGAGAGAGTTGGACCCACCGTGCCCTGGCAAAAGCCAAGGCACCCAACCGAACCCCGAGCGTGAGCCGGGATTGGAGCGTAGACAAATGAGTACGATCCTGCACGAGACGAGAGACTACGGGATATTTGGGTTCCACCCAGGCAACAGGGCTATCAACCCAGTGAAGGTCAATGATTTACTGAGGTCATTCAACGAGAGGCATTACCCTGTGCCGATTATCGTTGACCAACAGATGCTAGTGCTAGACGGCCAACACAGGCTCGAGGCCGCACGGGCCGGTGGCTTCCCCGTGACCTTCTTGAAGTTACCCGCAGACATTGATCCCTTCCAAGTGATACGGCAACTAAATGCGGACCAAAAACCCTACGCCCTCCCAGATCACCTCAAATTGTATGTCGAGGATGGCCGGGTAGAATATGTGCAGTTCCGAGATCTATATGAGCATTACGACAATGAGCTTGACGGGGCGGGCCTCCCTCGGTCAGGGGGGCCCCACCGGGTAGTATTCACTTCGATGCTCGGACTTCTCTGTGGCAGAGATTCCGTAGAGGGAAAGGCATTCTTGGGCCACAACGCCAACCCCTGGAACAGGGGGACGCCCACAAACAGGTTGCCGGAAATCTTTAGGAGTGGAGAGATGAAACTCGATCCGGCCAGGGGTGTCGCCACGCTGGACTACCTCCTTCGACTGTTGTTAGTTCTCCCCAGGCGGCTAATTAATGGGCGTCTACGCCGCCATACTTATGTGCATCTCAGAACCCGCGAATACCTCTGTAGCCTACACTACCTACTCCACTACAGAAACGCCCATGTTGAAAGCGAAAACGAGGCGTTCGATCCACAGGTATTGCTGGCGCAAGCGGGTCTTTACCCGAAGAGATGTGAGAGGTCCGCTACCCAAAAGCCAAAGGAGTGGACTGACGCCCTAGCCCACATAGAGAAGGTTTACAACCACAATAGGGGCGACAGGAAGTACACCCACCTCGCATCACTATAAACTCACGCAGCACCCAGAAATGGAGTATAGGCAAATGTCCACCACCGTAATGCACAACCAGAGCGCGGAAGACTATCACGCCGCCCCCGGCGCATCGGCCTCACGGCTGAAGCAACTCAAGCGCAGCGCGGCCCACATGAAGTACGCGATGGACAACCCGCAGGAGCCCACCCAGGCGATGATCATTGGATCGGCCACGCACAGTGCCATCCTTGAGCCTGACCTGTTCGTGAAGGAATGGGGCCGGATCCCCGAAGGCGACGGTCGCTCCAAGGCCGTCAAGGAAGCCAAGGCCGAATTGATTGCCCAGTTCGGTGCCGATCAGATCCTCAAGCCGGATGTCTATGACAACATCTTGGCGATGCGTGACAGCGTTCTTGGCAACGCGCTGGCCCTGGACCTACTCGACGGTGCCGATACCGAAACGAGCCACTACTGGAGAGAGGGCGATGTCAAATGCAAGGCTCGCATCGACGCGCTGCCGCGAGAGAGTTCCTATTGGGGTGACTGCGTTGTGGATATCAAGACAACTGCGAGCGCCAGCCCAGAAGAATTCCGGCGCAGCGTCTACAACTTTTCGTATCACCTCCAGGCCCAGCACTATCTGACAGCCGCCGAACGCCAACGGTTCATCTTCATCGTGGTCGAGCGCGATGCCCCGCACTGTGTGGCGCTCTACGAGTTGGACGGTGCCGCACTCAGGCTGGGACGCGAGGACCGCGAGTTCCTGCTAGGTCAGTGGGCACTGTGCGAGGCCGAAGAGGCCGCAGGAGGACCAGACGCTTGGCCTGGGTTCCCGGTTGAGGTTCAAGAGTTGTCGCTGCCCGGTTGGGCGTACACCCAATGAAGAACATATTCTCAGAAGAGTTCTTCGATGAGTGGGAGGAGGCGCAACTCAGGCCGGTGTCTGCGATCCCAACACATTTACCCACCTTAAATCGTGTCATGCGCGATGATGGGGGAGGGCAAGGAATCGCGAAAACCTCTGGGTGGCTGATGGTCGTAGGTGGGTCGCCCGGGTTTGGGAAGTCAGCGTTCTCGCTCAACCTAGCGAGCGCAGCCCTCAACGCCTCCCCACCAGAACCCGTGTCATTCATCAGCTTGGAGATGTCGGGGGCGCAACTCGCGACACGCCTCTACTCGTTGCACAGTGGCACGGCGCTCAAGCTCCTAGAGAAGGGTGGGTTCAGTGAACTCGCGTGGGCAGACACCCACCAGAAGTTCGCTGGCCTCCCTCCGGTCTGGGTGCCGGACAGGCTAGTCACCGGGTGGGAACAGATCATGGGCTATGTACAGAAATGCCATGACGAGGGGTGCCGCTATTTCATATTGGATCACCTCCAGTGCGTAGTGCTTGGTGATGACGAGGTGCTGCACCGTGGCATCCAACGCGTCATCTCAGAGCTACGCGCCTGGGCTGTGGCGTCCAAGAGCGCCATCGTGATCTGTTCGCAATTCAATCGTGCGACGAGTTCGGTGATGGAGACACCACGCAGTACCGGCCTATTCGGGGGCCATTCCATAGAGAGCCATGCGGACATTATTTGCCTGTTGGATCATTCGCGCTACCAGCGGGACGGCAACACAGCGAGAACGTGGCTCTGCGTCACCAAGAACCGACATGGCCCGTGCCTCGAGATACCCGTCGAGTGGGACTATAAGACACTGCGCCAGCGTGAAGCTGACGCTGACGAAGAGGCGATGTGGCCGACATGAAACTGCATCAACAGTCAGAGTTGCCCCTGTGCGTGGCTTGCGAGAACCGAGATGGGTGACACAAGGGCTTCGTCGTTCAGCGTGGAAATCATCCTTTCGGCGTCAGAGATGGCGTTCGCCGCTTTCTCTGGGGCAGCGCGGGAGGCTGCGAACCGAGCGGATGGCAGGGGACGGGCGGGTGGCTTCAGTAAAAGCGGGTGGGACACACACATCGAAGGAGCTTGTGGCGAGTGCGCGGCAGGGAAGTGTCTTGGCGTGTACTGGCCTCCGGGGATGGGCACGATGAAAGGGCCAGACCTACTCCACTGCATTGAGGTGAGGACTACGCCTGGGCACCACCACAGGCTCCCAGTCAAACGAACTGACCCAGAAGGTCGGTGGTTCGTCCTGGTCACGGGCACCGCGCCGGTATTTTTTGTTCGGGGATGGATTGGGCCTGACGAAGCGAGGCGGGATGAGTGGTGGGACGACACGATTGAGTATCCAAATTGGATGGTGCCTCAATCCGCGCTTCACCCGATTGGCACACTACTAGATGCGATACACCAAAATGGCTAAAGACACAGCAAACGCCATAAGGCTCCTGTCTGCGTTGGAGCTACTGCCGCTAGAGAAGTGTACCTCGGACGCAGCAGGATGGCGGCAGGAGATCGCAGACGCTATCCGCGACCTGCGGGGCGGGGGACTACCGGATGACGATCCGCTGCGGTACGACAAGGGCAAGCTGGTGTCAGAAGAGAGACTCCAGGGAAGACTCCAGGTTATCATTGATTCATGGCCTAGCTGGGCACAGATGTCCGATAGGGAGAAGAAGAATTATGGCAGGAAAAAGCGTTACTCAAAAAACCGCTAAACGGCTCGACGCATACGGCGAGGAAAAGATATTCGCCAGCTATGTGGAGCATCGCCATGTCAAGAAGATGTTGCGTGGCCTTGAGCCCGGTATCGGCAAGATGTCTAAGCGTATGTTCTATGATTGGCTTCATGCCGATAAAAGCGAGGGGCGCTGGAAGCGATGGAAAGAAAACCTGAAGATCGTCGCGGCTGACCTCGCTGAAGAGGCCCTGGCGATAGCAGACGGCACCGATCCCGAAACCGTGAGTGTCGCACGGCTGCAAGTAGAACAACGCAGGTGGATGTCCGAACGCTATGACCGCGACACATTCGGCAAGGCCGATGCACAGGTAAACATAGCTGTTGGTATAGATGGTGATTGGCTGGCTGGACTCAAGGCCGTTGAAGCCAAGCGCAAAGCCAATCCCAAAGAGATCGCGGAAGCCGACTACGAGATCGTGGAGGAGGAAGCGTGACCCAGGCTATTTACTGACTGCCATGCCAATCGCGAACCCGGCAGCAGCCAGCCACCAATCTGCCTTGAGCCGTAGCCCGAAGCTGGGCCGGATGGATGAGCGCAGGGCTGCGACCTGACCCGCCATGATCGCGGCGCTCGCCTCATGCTCGCTGATCACGGCCCGCAGTCCAAGCACCAGCCGTTCGCCTTGGGTGGCGCGAAACCGTTCCGCTGCCGATACGCTGCGCTCAATCTCGACTATCTCCTCCAGTGCGCTGATCTGGATCTCGTAGTTTTCGACCACCGCATCTAACTCTACGACTTGTACGGAGTCGAGGGACGCTCTCAGGCTCTCTGAGATGGCCTCAGAACGCTCTCGCGCTGCCTCACGGCTACGGGTGAGCCTAGCGACCTCGCGCTCGGCCTCCAGCCTCTGGAGGGT